ATTAAATTAAAACAAGATACAGATAAATTATTAGTATTAGATTATATAGTAAGTATTGAAAGTAATCATATAAAACAAGAATTAATTCCTAAATATAATGCAATAAAGTTTAGAGTACCATTAATAGGATATAATAGGATAATTAGCTATATAGGAGACAGTCCAAAAATAGATAAAGAAGTATATACAACAAGAGAGAATTATGATAATCATAAACCAATGATTGATAAATGGGAAAGAGAAATATTAAATGAAGAAAATAGAATTAAAAATAAATAAAAAATAAATATGGCAGATAGTAAATATGGTAACTTTGGTGGTAAACAACCAGGAGCAGGAAGACCACTAGGAAGTCAAAATAAAGCAACCTTAGAAAGAAAAAAAGTTGAACAGGCTTTACATCAAGCAATAATGGCTAAGGCAAAAAAATTATTAAAAATAATGATGAATCAAGCTGAAGGGGAATATTTCTTATTTCGTATAGATGAAAAGAAAAATGATAAAGGTAAAATAGTTAAAGAACACGTACAAGTAAAAGATGCTTATGAAATGAAAAAATTCTTCGATGAATATGGGGATGATATAGAAGAACAAAGTGATATGGATGGTTTATGTGGAGAAGTAAATACAACTGATATAGTATGGAAAGATGGTGAACCAACTGTTCAACCAATAACAAGATATTATTATATTAAAACAACACCTGCAGATTGGAGAGCAATAGAATCATTATTTGATAGAGTATTTGGTAAATCAACACAACATATAAGCACCGATGATGGTGATAATGATAAAGATAATTATGAGCAACTTAATGACGAACAACTTGATAGACACATCAACGAACTTGGAAGACGAATTGAAGAAGCTAAAAAAGTTAAAAATCCGAAGAAAGAAAATACAGACATTACAGAATCTAAAATCTCAACAGAGGAAAAAAGCTCCTGAGTCATATCTTCATTGGGTAGAAAAGTATTGGTCAGTAAGAGATAAACCTTTAGATTTAGGTAAATATACAAAAGGTAACCATACCTATGTAGAAAGATTATATGAAGACCAACATCCTGATATAACATTTAAGAAATCAGCACAAGCAGGTATTACAGAAAGAATGATGACAGAAGCATTATGGTTACCAGACCAATATAAAGAAAATTCATTATATATTTTTCCTACAAGTGGTACAGTGGCTGACTTAGTACAAGAAAGATTAGATGAACCGATTAATAATAGTCCATATTTATCAGCAGTATCTGGAAGAGCTAAAAAGATAATGAAGAAGCAAGCAGATAAAGTTGGATTAAAAAGAATGAGTCAAGGTTTTATCTATTTCCGTGGAGCTAATAAACCAACTCAAATAACATCAGTATCAGCAGATATGGTATTTGTAGATGAGTTAGATAGAATGCTAGTAGAGAGTGTACCATATTTTCGTAAGAGAATGATGCATAGTAAAAGAAAATGGATTAGATGGGGAAGTACACCAACAATACCAAACTTTGGAATAGATATTAAATATACGGAAAGTGACCAACATCATTTAATGTTAAAATGTAATCATTGTAATGAATGGCAAGAGTTGGATTTTTGGGATAATATAGATAAAGAAAATAAAATAGTAATATGTAGTAAATGTAAAAAACAAATAGTTCCATATACTTGTGAATTAGAATGGGTAGCTAAATATCCACAAAGAAATAAAAGAGGTTATTTTATAAGTCAATTATATAGTCCACTATTAGATATAAAAGAAATAATAGAAGAAAGTGAAAGAGAAGCAGAATGGGAGATAATGCAATTCATGAATCAATCACTTGGTTTAACATATGAACCAAAAGGAGGTAAGATTACAGAGAAGGATATGGATGCATGTAAAAGAGATTATAATATACCTCAAATGTCTGATAATACTTTTATGGGTGTCGATGTAGGAAAGAAATTTAATGTTATAATAATAGATAAAGAAAAGTTATTATATGTAGGAGAATGTAGAACAGTAGATGAATTAGTTAGCTTAACAAAAAATTATAAAGTATTATGTTCAGTTATTGATGGTAATCCAGAAGGAAGAGCAGCAGAAGAATTTTGTAAGAAATCACAAGGAGATAGTTATATGTGTTGGTATGTTAATACAAGTGGATTCAGTAAAGGACAATGGTTTAAAACAGAACCAATGAAAGTAACAACTGGTAGAACAATGAGTTTAGATAAATCTACTAATGAAGTAAAGAAACAAAAAATAAAGTTTCCAAAGAATTTAGATATATATCCAGACTTTAAACAACAAATGAAAAACTTAACAAGAGTACAAAGTGAGAATAAAAATGGAGATATAATAGCACAATATTTAAAAACTGGTCCTGACCATTATAGGCATACTCTTAATTATGCAAATCTAGCAAAAGAAATATATGGAATGACTGGAGTGCCTGAAATATTTACATTATAAAAATATGAATTTTCCAAAAGGATATGAACAATGTCATATATGCGATAAAAATACAAAAAGAAGATTGAATATGAAAGACTATGAAGATATCCCAGTATGTTCAGATATATGTGAAAAAATATGTATTGATATAATAAAAAAGGATTTAGAAGAATATATAAATTAAATAATAAATAAGTAATAAAAAATTAAATGGAAAACAACAATAATAACAATAATGATAAAGTATTTGCAAAAGGATTATATTTTAAATTACCACATATGAATGCACAAGAGTGGGTTAAAGGAAAATTATCAATAACAGTAAATGAGTTCGTACAGTTTATTAATGATAATCAAAAGAATGGTTATATTAATATAGACTTATTAGTAAGTAAAGCAGGAGCACCTTATGCTATGTTAGATACATGGGAACCAAATAAACAAAACAATAATACACAAGCAACTAAACCACAACAAGCACCAGCTACAAATCAACCACAACATGATAATCCATCTCATATACAATCAGAAGCAAATGTAGATTCGGAGGAAGAGATAAAAATAGAGAATATACCATTTTAATAACTAAAGTAATATATGGAAAAAACAAGTACTAGTATAGGCTTTACAGGATTATTAACAATAGTCTTTATAACCTTAAAACTAACTAATATAATAGCTTGGCCATGGGTTTGGGTATTATCACCACTGTGGATATCATTTATTTTAGGAATAAGTTTATTATTAATTGTATTGTTCTTTGTACTATTAGCAACAATATTTAACTAATATGAATATAAAAGTACCTCCATATCAAAGGAAAGGACAAGCAATATTTAATTTCTTAGAATGGTTAAGATTAGAAAAGGGATTTAAAACTGAAAAAAATAATAGAATGGCTGACCCTTTTTATTTAAGTGATGATGAATTTGATAATTATTATGAAGAGTTTTTAAATAAAGATATATGATAAGTAAAAAAGAATTTACTAAAAAAATAAAACAATATATAAAATTAAATAAGGATATAGAAAATGTAGATATAGCAATGAGAAAACTATCACCTGATTTTGGGGGATTTTATTTAGATACAGTACATGAATTAATAATAGATACCTTACAGTTAGCAATGAATGATAAATACGAATGGATATCATATTGGGTATATGAATTAGAATATGGTAAAAAAGCAAATAAAGAAACTGTACAAGATAAAGATAATAAAAATATACCAATTAAAACAATAAGTGATTTATATAATATGATAATAAATGAAGATGTATGAGAAATCAAAAAAATATATTGAAGAGATTATTCGAAACAATGCTTGGAGAAAAAGAATGTAAAAACAAATGTGGTAATAAAAGAAGATATTGTTCAGCTTATTGCGAAGAATGTAGTAAAAAATATGAAAAATAAAAGTCATTGGATAGATATATGTCCGAAATGTGAAGAAAATAAATTAGATTGTTATAATATACCTGATTCATTAATGTGGGTAAGGATGTGTAATAATTGTGATTATGTAGATAAGAGAAATTACTATGAAGATGATAATGGTAAATTAATATTATGTACATATGAAGAAGCTATAGAAAAGAGATTATTAATTAAATGTCCTTTGTGTGGTAAGTATTGTAATAGTTGGCAAATAAAAAAATACAAGGTTTGTTTTGAATGTGAAATACATACAGAAAGGAGATAAAATTAATATATTATTAAAAAAACCTATTGACTAATACTTTTAAATATTATATAATATAAGTATAAGTAAATTATTATAAAAATATGACAGAAAAAAAATAATATTGATATTTAAAGTTATAATATATTGCGGTTTAATTTATTTATTCGGTAGATTATTATTCTGAATCACCTCAATCATCACTATCACAACCATGCTATCCATCTTATGATGTAACATATTAATCAATTAATTAAATATATGAAATTAATTATTATTTTAGGTATTATATTTTTTACAATTTTAATTGTAGTAGGTGCTTATAATCATTATATGTTAATAAAAAATAAATGAAAGATAATAGTGGTATAGGAGTGAATTTTAATATGAAACAAAGAATAACATTAAAACAATGGGATAGTATAAGCAAAAAGAAAAAGATATTTTTGAATAGTACTGCTATTTTTTGTTCAAGAGTATCAAGCGAAAAAGGAATTTATTTTCGTGAAGAAGAATATCCAAATATAGGACAAATGATAGAATTTTTAGGAGATGATTGGGTATGTGATATAGGGCAAGCATATGATATGGATATGGAAAGTTTTAGTCCAGAACTATACTATCAATATGAGCCAGATTCTTTATGTGATGCACTTTGGGAAGCAGTTAAATATAAATTAAAAAATGATAAAAATTAATATTAGTTTAAATAATGCATTTATTTGTAAAGATAAAGAATGCAATAAGATATTTTTTAATGGTGATGATAATGTTTGTACTTATTGTGGTAGTAAAAATACAAGAAAAATATTCAAATGTAAATTAATTGGTGAATTAGAAAATAAATGATATGAGAGATATAGACCATTGATATATTTAAAAATTAATAAATAAATTATGTAACAAATTAAAAATGTAATAATTAAAGTAATAAATTTAAGTAAAAAAATATGAATATAAAAATACTGAATTGGAGACTAAATTATAATAATTTAGAGTATATAGCAAAATTTGATTTTGAAATTGGGGATGCATTAATTGAGGATGCATTTAAAATTACAGGGATGAGATTATATAAAAATAAAAAAGGAATATATTATACCAAACCCCCAATTAGTCGATTTGAAAAAAAATATGACATAGACCCGGTATATTATAGTAATGTGTCTATCATCAACGAATCATTTAGATATGAGTTCAATGAAGATGCGAAAAAAAGTTATAATAATTGGATTGAAGGAGAAAAAAGATTAAATAAAGTGCGTCCAGTAACATAAGATAATACCAACAGTTGGGAGAATTAAGCTACCTCCACTGATTAAAAAACAATAAAAAAAATAAAATATGAAAATAGTGAAAACTAAGAAAATAATATAAATAGAGAGGATTAATTTTAAAATAATTATCTTCTCTATCATAATATTTTTTTATATTTAATTTTAATTTACTATTATGAGAGATATAAATAAAGTAATAAACTTAATAAAGAAACAAGTACCTAAGAAATGGGATATGAGAACTCAATTCTTTGATGCTATTGATGTAATGATGGCTAGTACTAGATGGACAGCCCCTGAAATAAGAGTAATAAGATTTGAAAAATTATCTAAAGTATTAGAAGACTATCTACAAAGACCTGAAGAAGAATGGAAACAATATGTATGGAAGATATTTAATGGTGATATTTATCAGAAAGGATTGGAGGAGTCAACCGAAACTGGTATCGGCTCTGTCTTGAAAACAGATTAGGTTTAAAATCCTATGTAGGTTCGAGTCCTACTTCCTCCGCAATAGGAAGGGTGGCTGAGAGGCAAAGCACCAGATTGCTAATCTGAGATTAAGTGAAAGCTTACACAGGTTCGAATCTTGTTCCTTCCTCATTAAGGAGTATTAGCTCAACTGGATAGAGCATTAGACTTCTAATCTAAAGGTTAATGGTTCGAGTCCATTATACTTCACAGATTGAGATATTAGCTTAGTAGGTTAAAGCAGTGGACTCTTAATCCGAAGACCATAGGTTCGATTCCTATATATCTCACAGTAAAGGATATTAGCTCAATGGGTAGAGCATCTGTTTTACACGCAGGAGGTTATAAGTTCGATTCTTATATATCCTACATAATAAAATAAAGTATAATATGAAAGTAATAAAAAATATACCTGACTATATAAGAATACTGAAAAGAAATAAAATCATAGAAGATAGAAAAACTAAACCAATGTATAGGGTTATATTAAATTATAAAGACTACGAACAATTATTAACGGAGTTTAGATATATAAGGTTTAATATAGACCAACCATATAGTTTTGAAGATTGTTATTTAATTAGAACAATGGATGTAGATAGAGGAGATATGTATATAATATAAACAACTAATATAAATATATGACATTCAAACATTATACAAATTTACCATTAAGAGAAAAAATAGATACATTAAATAGTTTATATAAAAAAGAAACTAATTTTAAAATAGATAATGATATAAAAGATAAACCATTTGATGATTTAATGAAAACAATGGGTATGAAATAATATGATTATAATATTTGCAACAATAACATTTTTCACAATATATTTCTCAATGGAATATAGTTATTATATTTATTGCAAAAGACTACAATTTGGTTATAGATTTAAAGAAAGTTTAAGTAGATTTATATCAGATGACAAAAGACCTTTATTCTTTTTATTTCTAATGTCTTTATTTATAGGAGTATTAATTAATTATTTTTTATATATAATATGAGAATTTATACGAGTTGGGATGATGGTAGTGTATATGATTTTAGAATATGTACATTATTAAAGAAATATAATCTACCTGGAATATTTTATATACCAACAATAAATGATTTATCAGAAGGTGAGATAATAGGAATGAGTAAAGATTTTGAAATAGGAGGACATACTACAACACATCCAGAAGACATGAAACGATTATCAGCAGAAGACCAATACAATGAGATAAAAGATAATAAAGATTACTTAGAAGAGTTAATTGGTAAAGAAATAACTTCGTTCTGTTATCCAGGTGGAAGACATAATGAGATAACAATAGAGCAAGTAAAGAAAGCAGGATTTAAAGAAGCGAGAACAACTAATATAGCATGGATAAGTGAAAATGATAATCCATTTAAATTACAAACAGCAATACATGTAAGACCGGATAGAAAAGAATATCAAGGTGATAGCTGGTTAAGAGTGGCAAAGAAATTATTTGATGGAGCGAGTATTTTAAGAGATGGTAATTATCACGTTTGGGGACATGGATGGGAAGTAGAGCAATTTGGATTATGGGATGAGTTAGAAGAGTTATTTAAATATATAAGTAAAAATAAGTAATAAGATATGAAAGTAAATAAATTTGTAGAACAAACCCAAGAAAGTTTAAAAAATGATTTGAATAGAAATAAATGTTTAGTTATTGCAGTTGATTTAGATAAGACATTAACAACGAATACAGTATGGCATACAGAAGATAATGAACCAGAACCAAATAAAGAAATGATTAATACAATCAATGAACTTCATAAAAGTAATTTCATTGTAATACATACAGCAAGAAGACATGAATTATATGAACTAACTATAAAATGGTTAAATAAACATGGGGTAAATTATCATTCTATATCAATGGGAAAGATGGCAGCAGATGTTTACATTGATGATAAATCAGTAAACCCATTTACTTAAATAATATGAATTGTAAGAATTGTAAAAAGAATATATGTAAAGAGTATAGAGGAAAGAGATGGATTGGATTTGATGGAAAAGAATATTGTGAAAATAAATTTAAAAAGTTTAAAAATAAAGACCCACTTAAAGAAACAATTAAATTAATAGAAAAAAGTATATGAATATAAAAACAATTATAAAAGAAGGATATGTTCATTGGAAGGATGTAAAGAGAGCTATCAAATACCATTATCCAACAGACAAGAGTAACTATGAAGAACTATTCTATGATTTAGGAAAGATGAGATGTAAGAAAGTTAGTGAAGGAGAGTTTATAACAATACACGGAGGATTTGATTATACTGCTGATTGGTTTAAAGAAAAAGGACTTGTTTATGAAATGATTATAGATGAATCAAAAGATAAAGATATTGGTGAATATTATAGTGTTGGATTAAGAGTAGAAGGGGAAGATGAAAATTATGGGGTATCATTTATTCCTTGGGGTAAAATGATTAACTATCCAATTGATGTAGACACATTTAGACATTTCACAATGGTTGATATAGTAGCTCACTTCATATGGGAGATTACATTCTATGGACCTGAAGATATAGCACTAGCAAAAGGAAAAGATTTACAAAAGACTGTAAAGAAAATTAAAAAAGAAAGTAAAAAGAAAAAGTAGTATAATAATATTTCAAGTTACGGATGTTATTACATCCTATACCTGAAACAAAAAATATGAATAATAATGGAATGGGTCCAAATAATGAAGGACCAAAAACGGGAAGAGGTTTAGGAAATTGTCAAAGAGAAGATATTTTAAACACATTAAATTATGATGTAAGTAATGAATCATTTTCTATAACAATGGATAATAATACAAGCGGGGATTTATTACTTAATGATAATTATATTGGTGATATAATAGAAGATGATAAAACATCATGTTGGCAATGGTGGCAAAATTATTATTATCCTCAAGTAATAAGAGAAAGTTATCCTGTATATATACAAGAGAAGGCAAAAGATAAAGGAAAACAAGCATATGAAATTATAAAAGTATTAAGAGATAAAGAACTAATTGAAATAAATAAAGTAAAAGATTTCATGAAGTTAATGGATGAACTTATAAAATTACTATAATATACATTGACGGTGAAAATCTGAGATATCCGTTTTAGTTAGAACAAAAAATTATACATATATTTCCCAATAGTATTGGGCACGAATATATTATTAATAATAACAAAATCTAACATCTCAGGTTATAATATAGACTAATTAATAAAATTACTATAGATAATTTACTGGGGATTATTCTCCAGATTAAGCGGTGTAGAGAAATGGCAACTCGTTGGTCTCATAAGCCGAAGATAGGGGTTCGAATCCCCTCTCCGCAACAAAGTATGGGGTGTTAGTGATAATGGTAGCACATTGGTTTTGCAAATCAAAAGCAAGAGTTCGACTCTCTTACATTCCACAAAGCGAATATAACTCAATTGGTAGAGTATCTGCCTTCCAAGTAGAATGTTGCAGGTTCGATTCCTGTTATTCGCTCATAATGCCTCGGTGGTGTAAAAAGGTAGCCACGCTTGTCTTAGGAACAAGTAGCCGAAAGGCTGTATGAGTTCGAATCTCGTCTGAGACACAGCAAGCGAATGTAACTCATTGGTAGAGTATTTCCCTGATAAGGAAAGAGTAGGAAGTTCGATTCTTTCCATCCGCACATTATGCGAGTGTAGCTCAGTTGGTTAGAGCAGGAGACTTTTAATCTCAAGGTCATAGGTTCGATTCCTATCACTTGCACATAGAGGGGAGATAGCTCAGTCTGGTAGAGCACTGGGGTGAAGTTCCAGGTGTCATTGGTTCAAATCCATTTCTCCCTACAATTTGCCCCAGTAGCCAAGTGGTAAGGCGTGGGATTGCAAATCCTAAGACATTGGTTCGATTCCATTTTGGGGCTCAAGATTGCCGAAGTAGCTTAGCTGGTTTAAAGCAGTCGCCTTGTAAGCGAAAGAGCGTTGGGTTCGAATCCCACCTTCGGCTCATATAATTTAAAAAAATAAATAAAAAATATGAATAAAAGAGAAAGTAAAATTACAGAAGTAAATATAATTCCAATAAAACCAAAAGATGGTTTAGTAGCAATTGCAAGTTGTGTAATTAATGAAGAGTTTTATATTGGTTCAATTGGTATATATACAAAATTAAAAGGTGGTTATAGATTAACATATCCAAATAAAAAATCTAAAATGAGTACAGTAAATATCTTTCATCCAATAGCACAAGAGTTAGGAGATGCTATTGAAAAAGCTATTGTAAAAGAATATGAAGAATTAATTAGTATAGAATGTTAATATGAAAATATACATACCAAACTTACAAGACAATTTAAATAAATTAGGAGGAGGATTTACATTTCTTAAAAATTTACATAAAGGACTTAATGGTAAAGTTGAGTTTGTAGATAATTGGAATAAGTGTGATATAGTTTTTATATTTGGTATCACAACAATAGATAAAACAGAAGTACATAATGCTATTAATGCAGGAAAGAAATTAGTGTTAAGAATAGATAATATTCCTCGTAAAAGTAGAAATAAAAGACAAAGTCCAGTAGAACGATTAACTGAATTTGGTAATAAAGCGGATGCTGTTATTTATCAAAGTAAGTGGTGTAAAGAATATGCTGGTTTTTTTATTGATAATACTAATGAAATCATAATTAACAATGGAGTAGATACTCATATATTCAATCCTAACCAACGTAATACTGATAGTCATAGTAATACATATCTATATATTAACTATAATGATAATCCAAATAAAAGATTTGATGAAGCATTATATTGGTTTGATATGGAATGGAGAAAGAATAATGATTTGAAATTATTAATTGCAGGACAAGTACCAAAGATATATATCGAACATCCAGAATATAATTGGGACTTAACTGGAAATGGTAAAGTAGAGTATCAAGGAATATTAACTACTCCAGAATCAATAGCTAAACTAATGAAGAGATGTGATTATATATTATATCCCTCATTTGCAGAAGCTTATCCTAATACATTATTAGAAGCAATATCATGTGGAGTATATCCTAAATATATTAATCCAATAGGAGGAGCTATGGAAGTATTTAATAATTGTAATGTACCAATTAGATTAAATGATGAAGAAGTAAATATAAAAGTTAAAACAATAGAAGAAATGTCAAACAAGTATTTAGAAATATTTAATAAAATAATTAATAACTAGATGACAAGTAAAGAAGAATTATTAAAAAAAGGTATAATTTATTTTAGTGGGGAATTTAAAAAGGTTAATGTAGATAGTGTTATAGAAGATATATTATCTATAAATGAAAATGATGAATTAGATTTTATTACCTTAATTATTAATTCAGTAGATGGTAGAGTTGACCATGCGTTTGCTTTAATTGATGTAATAGAAATGAGTAAGAAAAAAATTAGAACAGTTGGTACAGGATATATAGCATCAGCTGGATTATTAACTTTTATGGCAGGACATGAAAGATTAATATCAGATAAAGCAATGGTATTATCACATCAGTTTGCATCTGATAGCTGGGGTAAGTATCACGAATTAGTTGGTAGTAGAAAACAACAAGATTATTTAGCAGAGAGAATGATAAGTCATTATAAAAGACATACACATTTAGATAAAAAAATAATTGAAGATAAGTTATTATGTAAAACAGATACTTGGTTAACACCAAAAGAAACAGTTAAGTATAATTTAGCTGATAAAATAATTAATAAATTTTAAGTAATAAAAAAATGGATAAAGAAACAACACAAGAATTTTTAAACAAATTAATTGAAGATAAGAAAAAAGACTTATTAATGGTTAGAATGGATTTAACATTTCATTTACAACAAAAGAAAAGTATAGGTAATGAAGATAAATTAAGAAAGAATTTAAAAAAACAAAAAGAAAAGATTGGTCCTAAACGAAATTTAGAAATTATCACAACTTTAGAAACAGATATTAATGTATTGGATAATGTTAATAAAAAGATTAATGAATTAAATGCTATTGAACCCCAGATTTTAGAATATCTTGAGTTCTTGGAAAAGAATAAAGTAAAGTTTATTAAACAGGGTATTGATTTATAATATTAAATAATATATAATAATTAATAAGAGTTAGTAATAAAAATTAAATAAATGAATGCAATAAAAAAATTAATAAAAACAATTAAAGAAAAACCAGAAGAAATTTTAATAATTATTGGTATGTTAATGATAGCAACATGTTTAGCAATATTCTCATTTGATATTGATATTATCTTTGGAATATTTATAATAGGAGTAGTTATGATTATAGTAGGATATATTCTTTACGATATTAAATAAGAAAAATAATATGAGTTCAATAAGTAGAATACAATTAGAATCGTGGATTAAAACTATCACAAATGTAAGTGGTAAAGTTTTAGATATAGGCGGTAGTCAACTATCAATTATAAAAAGATTAAATAAAGAAGCGATTAATATTGATGAATATAAAATACTAGATTTAGAAAAACCACATGATAAGAAAGAAAATGTAGATATAGTTTGTGATTTGAATGACTCACATGCATTATTAGATTTTTATAATATAAATTCTATTCCTGATACATTAGAAGAAAGAGATTTACAACATGATATAGCATTTTGTATTGAAGTATCTGAATATTGGTGGAATCCAATAACCGCATTAAGAAATATAAAATATTTATTAAAAAAAGATGGAATATTATATATATCATTTCATTTTGTTTATCCAGTACATAATCCAGTAGACCAAGATTATATTAGATATACCCCTAGGGGGTGTCAAAAGATGTTAGAAGAAACAGGATTTAAAATATTAGAAATGAAACCAAGAACATTAAAAACAATCATTTGTCATATAGATGGAATGCGTCCATCTAAGACTTATGATAAACACGATTGGCAAGGGTGCTTAATAAAATGTCAAAAGATATGAAATTAACAAAAGGGGAAAGAAGAGAAAAAAAGAAAAAGAATAAAAGAAAAATGAAAGTAAGTGGTAGTAGTGTAAAAGATTTATTTGAATTAATTATAAATAAATATGAAAGTAAAAGACATATTAAAGGAAATAAAAAAAGGTAATAAAGAATACGGTAAAGATTTTTTAGAGTGGGATATTTATACTGAACAAATTAGTGAAATAGATAAAAAAGATAAAAAAGAAAGTAATTGGGGAAGTTGTAAAGATGGTGATGGTTGGGAATATTTTGAATGTGTTGGTTTTAATACATATATGCCACATAATAAAATATTTACTATTAATATAAATTACTAATATGAGATTTCAATTAGAGTATAAAATTTTACCTTCAAAAACTATAAGAGATTTTTGTTTAATTGCAAAAACAAAAAAAGAGGCAGAAGATGAATTACAAAATAAATATAAAGGTAATAGAATTAAAATATTAAGTGTAGAAAAAGTATGAAACATAAAAAAATAGGATTTATTGGTCAAGGATGGATTGGTAAACACTATGCAGATAATTTTGAAGAACGAGGATATGAAGTTATTAGATATGATATAACTACAAAATATAAAAATAATAAAACAAAATTAAAAGAATGTGATATTGTTTTTATCGCTGTACCGACTCCAACCATTAATCAAGTATTCGATGATAGTATTTTAATCGATGCAATTATTAATACATATAAAAATCAATTAGTTGTAATAAAATCAACAATTCAAATTGGCATAACTGAAAAAATACAAAAACTATTTAAAGATAGATATATATTTCATAGTCCTGAATTTTTAAGAGAGAGAAATGCAAAATTTGATGTTGATTATCCAGAAAGAAGTATTGTTGGATATACAAAAAAATCAAAAAATAAATCTCAACAAGTATTAGATGTAATGCCTCCTGCCCCTATTAAATCAATTGTAAAATCTGAAGTTGCTGAAATGATTAAATATGCAGGTAATGTTTTTTTAACAATGAAAGTTTTATTTGCTAATACCGTATTTGATTTATGTGAAGATAATAAAATAAAATATAATGAAGTTAGAGCATTATTAGGAGGAGATAGTAGAATTGGATATTCTCATTTAAATATAAATGAAGGAGGAAGAGGAGCGGGGGGACATTGTTTTATAAAAGATTTATCAGCTTATAGAGAAATGTATGATAATATAAATAAAGATAATGATATAATATCAATGGGAAGAGAATTAATATATATTATGGAAGATTATAATTATTATTTATTAAAAAATAGTAAAAAAGATTTAGATTTATTAGAAGGAGTATATGGTAAATAATTAAATATAAAAAAGTATGAAGAATAGAGACTATTTTAAATTAATTGAAGACTTACAGGCTAAAGGATTAGCAATAATGGGAATGAAAAATGCTGATTATGCTGAAGATGGTAATCCATTTAAAAACTTTGATTTAGTAGAACCGATGTGTAATATATCCAGTGAAAAAGGTATTCATATTAGAATGACAGATAAGATGACAAGAATTGGTAATTTATTAGATAGAGAAGGTGAAGTTAAAGATGAATCAATTGAAGATACAATATTAGACTTAGCAAATTATTCATTAATTTTATTAGCAAAGATTAAATCAAGAAAAGATGAAAAAATGTTGTATAATTAGTCAACAAGGAAGTGGTACAAATTTATTAAGGTCATTTCTAAACAGTCATCCAGATATTTATATAGCAGATGAAATATTTTTTAATAGTGAAAAGTTCAGAGCATATAAAGAAGAATTTGATGAAGAAGCATTGGATAGATATCTTAATGAATTTTTTAGTACAGGTAAATCATTTGATAAAAATTGTGATGTGATGAATTTACAAGAAACTAAAATACCAAAAGTATTAGGATTTGATTTAAAATATAACAATATAGAAAGTTGTCCTGAAATATTAAATTGGTTAATAAAAGAGGATGTTAAAATTATTCATTTATATAGATGTAAAGGTAGAACATTTTTACGAAATATGAATGAAATAAATAAAGCTACATTAACTTATGACCAATTTAGAAATCATGTAAATCGAGTTACTGATTGGCAAACAAATATAAAACATACTTTTGATAAAGGAGATTGGAAAACATATCAAGAATTAACATATGAAGAATTAACAGGAGGTAGAGAAATATCATTAATTCCCGATTTTGAATTAGAATCATGTTTACAAATATTCTTAGAAGTAGATTATGAAAAATTATATATTAACAAAGAAGGTATAAGAGAAGGTAAATTAATAATGAGATACTAATATGATAAAAGGAACAATATATGATTTCTTTCCAGTACAAACAATGGAAGGAAGTGAAGAATTCGAATCATGTAATACTTGGCATTGGAAATATTTCGGTTGGTGGTTTGAAATGTATACATTTATGAGAGGGATTACTGCTAAATTAATGAATGTAGATTTACCGTTTATAATTAAAGTAAAAGATAATGTTCAAAACAATACAGATACAGACAATTCATAAATGTAATCTTAAATGTGATTTTTGTCCTAATAGTACAATAAAACAATCTGGTAATTTAATGAACTTAAATTTATTTCAGGAAATAATATTACAATTAGAAATATTAAACTATAAAGGAAGAGTTGCATTATATTTAATGAATGAACCACTTTTAGATAATAGAATTAATTGGATGATTAGATATACAAAAAAACATTTACCAGATTCAGAAATAATGTTAAGTACTAATGGAGTATTATTAACAAAAAAGATGGTAGAAGTATTTAAATTATCAGGAATGAATAGAATAATGGTAAGTTGTTATAATGAATCTATATATAATAAAGTTAAAGATTGGGATGTCCAAACAATTAAATTTTATGAAAAAGATTTACAAAAACAATTTTATAATAGAGGAGGAAATTCAAATGGTTATGGAGGAGAAGTAGAACAAAAATATTGTAAGAATCCATTTCAACAGATGTATATAACATATGAAGGATATGCTGTTATATGTTGTGCTGATTATAAAAGAGAAGTTATAATGGGTGATGTTAATAAACAATTGCTAAAAGATATTTGGTTTGGAAATAAATACGAAGAATATAGACAAGAATTAAGAAAGGGAAATAGAAAGAATCTTAAATTGTGTAGAACTTGTAATTACTAATATGACAATAAAACAAAAAACAAAAATAAAAATATGGTTAAACAATTTAAAACATGATACACACGACTTCATGGATTTTATACCATTGATTAAAAAATTAATCAATACAAAAAGTTTTAATAAGAAAGATAAAAAGAATATAAATAGATGGTTTAAAGGATATTCATTTGGATATATAAAAGAAGAAGAAGTTATATTATTAATTAAAAGAATAATATGGGATGGGAAACAAATACAGAAATAAAAATAAGTGCTTTCGTTCTTACTACAAATAGTATAGAGAATCAATTTCCATTTATTGAAAGTATTAAATCATTTTTAGAAATAGTTGATGAATTAATAGTTGTAGATGGAGGTTCAACAGATGGAACAGTAGAAGCAATACAAGCAATAGGGGATAATAAAATTAGAATTATACAAGATGAAGATACTAAGTGGGAAAAAGATTGGATATATTGGAGAATGGGACATAATTTTAATAGAGCATTACAAGAATGTACTGGGGATTGGATAATAAAATTCGATGCTGATTATATATTACACGAGAAAGGAAATGGGAAATTTAGAAAAGAATGTTTAAATGGTATTAAAAGTAGAAAGTTAGCCATAGCATTTACTAGATTAAATTTTATATATAAAGATAGTTATTATATTAAATCTAAAAAAACACTAGCAATTAATACAGTATTATGTAAAGAGGTAGGAATAGATTTAAGATATGGATTTGATTTGAAAAATTGGGGATATGGATTTGAATTTATAAATTTTGAAGAATATAAACACAAAATAAATTTTGGGGAAATATTAAGAACAAGAGGAAGTACATTAATTTCTTCAGCAAATATATTTAATTACGATTATTGTTTTACAGATATAGAAACAGCAAAAAAAATGAGAAGTAGACATTGGTTAGCAGAACAAAGACAAAGGGCTATAATAGAAGAAAGAATTTTTAATGAAGTAGATGGTTCATGGAATGATTATAAAAAACAAGTTAAAGGTAATATAAATAGAGTACAATATAATGCGGATTTAAATTATCATCCTAAAATAATACAA